AGGCCGCCAAGGGCGGCTCGACGGGTGGCACGATCACCCAGGAGGTGCCTGTCAAATGAGCGTCGTCAACGAGTGCACCCCGTACTTCGAGCCAGGGGATGACATCCCTTGCTCGGTCAAGGCGGGCAAAGCAGTCATCGGCAAACGATTCGTCATCATCGCCGGTGACGTCCAGGGCGGCCCTCTTGAGGGCTTGTCAACCGATGTCGAAGGTCACAATTTCGTGATCGAAAACGCTGGGGCGGCTGCGAAAGCTCCGCTCGGCGTGGCCGTGTTCAACGCGGCCGAAAAACGGAAGGTGACCGTCAAGGCGGCACCGAACATCCTGCCGGTCACGGCTGCGGAAGCAATTGCCGCAGGCGAACAGGTAGGCGTCGGGGCGGAAGGCAAAGCCGTGAAAGCGGTCCTTGCTTCAGAAGCCGAAGTCAAAGCTGGCCTGCCGTACTGGAAAGTTCCTCCGGTCGGACTGGCCTGCGCCAACGCGGCCGAAGGCGCTGACTGCGCCGTGAAGCTGTACTAGAGAGGAGGTAAAGGATGCCAGCAAAAGAGAACAGTCCGGTACATCCTCTCGGGCCTCCGACTCTGTCCGGTAACGAACTTACCGTAGACACGATGCTGGAACAGCCCACGAGAATTACCAACATGATCATGGATCTCTCGCTGCAGAGATTCGTGGTCGACCGTATCTTCGCCTCAGCAGGCGGAGTGACCGGCGGAGCCATCGTGTACGACCTGGTGGAACGCAACGAAATCTACGCGTCGCGTGACATTGGCCGGGTCAGCCCCGGTGGCGAGTTCCCTCTGATCACGACCGAGCGCCCAGCGCCCTCGATCGCAGAGGTGGAGAAGTGGGGTGGCAAAGTGTTCCTGACCGACGAGGCCAGGGAACGCAACAAAGCTGCCCTCTTCACCAACAAGATGCGCCAGCTCACCAACACGATCATCCGCAAGCTGAACCAGCGGGCGATCGCCGAGTTGGAGAAAAGCATCACGGCCAGCGGCCAGGAAACGAACGGCAACAACTGGAGCACGGTTGTGGTCGGCGGTGCCGGTCAGTCCAAACAGTCCCTGTTCCCTGCCTTCGACTTCGCGCACCTCGCGCAGTTGGCGGAGGAAGACGAACTAGGGATCGTCTACGACCTGTGGCTGCTGAACCCGCAGGAGTACACGCAGCTCGTCAGCATCTACGGAATGGGCAACCTTAAAGAGTTGCTCTCCGCGATGGGCATCGATATTTACGTGTCGATGCGAGTAACTGCCGGAACGGCGTACGTCGTCGCTTCCGGGCAGGTCGGCGAGATGCGCGTCGAGAAACCGCTGGGGACCGTGACCTGGCGCGAGGAGGAGACGGAGCGTACCTGGGTGCAGGCCAGCGTCCGCCCCGTGATGTTCGTGAACAACCCGTTCGCGGTCGTGAAAGTGAAAGGTCTGGCGGGCTAGAGCATGGCTATCCGGACCATCAAATTCAAGTCGTTCGTCTGGGAGAAGAAGACCCAGGACTACAACGGCGACGACGTGGTGGCCAAGATCATGTCGAAGGCGGGAGAAGAGGTAGATCTCCCCGCCGACGTCATTCGGTACGGCGAGTCGCTGGGGGCATTCGTGACCCCAGAGGACGAGGCTGCCGAAGAGGCCGAGGTCATCGAGGAGGAACTCACCAACTGGGTTTCCGAGTCTACCATCGTGCAGATCGTCAACGTCGCCAAGAACGACCCCAGCCTGGCCGACGCTCTGCTGCAAGCAGAGAACGTTGCCACTGGCCACGACCCCCGCACGGGTCTGGTCGAGGGGCTGGCGCGCATCGCCGGGGACGGCGAGCCGCCGCCGGCAGCCTCCGCCAAAGGTGAAGGCGAAGAGCCCGAGCCGGACGCGGAACCGACCATCGAGGAGGTTGCCGGCCAGCTCGGCGTCGACCTCAGCAAGGTCGAGGGCACTGGCGACGAAGACGCAGTCACGGTCGACGACGTCAAGGAGTACTACGACGAGGAGTTGGCGGACGCCACGGACGGCGCCATCGAACTCGCCGAAGAGGAGAGCGTGTTCCTGGCCGATGTGACCGGCACTGGTAAAGACGGTCGCATCAAAAAGGAGGACGTCGAGGCGCACGTCGAGGCAGCGAAGGCGGCAGCGGCGGAGTGACCAAGAAGTTCGACAGCAAGCAGGGACGGGCGTACGCGTCCGTCCCTGCGCTGCTCGCTAGGAGAGCGGTCTGATGGCCTTCTCATGGGAGGCCTCGGTCGAGGACGTGGCGGCCCTGCTGCCGCAGCGCACCAAGGGCGAATTCGGAACCGACGGCGAATTCAAAGACGACGGCACTACGACGCCTAGCAAGAAACAAGTTGAAAATCTTCTCAAAAAAGCCGCGTCCAGGATCGCCGGCAAACTCAATGTCACCGAAGCGAAAGACATCTGCCCCAACGGGCCGCTAGAACTGGCGCGCGAAGTGCACGCGTTGAGGGCAGCGATGATGGTGGAGCTGACGTTCTTCGCCAACCAGCTGCGCACTGACCAGTCTCCATACGAGAAGCTCAAAGAGCAGTACGACGAAGGGCTGAAGGATCTGTTGGTTGATTACGAGAACCAGTGCGGCGATGATGATGGCGAGGGTTTGGGCGGAGAGAAGATGCCGCGTGGCAACTTCCCGCATTCAGGTCGCTGGGGAAGGCGGCGCTTCTAATGCCCGGCGTCGTTCTTGAGTTCGAGGTCTTCGGGCACAAACAGCTTGAGCGCGAGCTAACGCGCTTTGCCGACTTGGCTGGCGACGCTGCCCCTGCCTGGGAAGAGATCATTGATCTGATCCGGGCGGATATCCAGGAGCAGTTCGACACGGAGGGTGGCAGTATGTCGGGCGGCTGGGCGCCACTCAAGCCGGTCACCGTCGAACGCAAGGCGGCGGCAGGGCTCAGCACCCAGATCATGCGTGCCACTGACCGGCTGATGCAGTCCCTGACCGACGACAGGGGTAGCGACCAGACGCGGATCGTAGAGCCGCATGGCTTTGAGTTTGGGTCAAAGGTCGACTATGGCAAATACCATATGGGTCCGGCTAAGGACGGTAGCCGTCCTGCTCGTAAGCCGGTCGACTTCACCGAGGAGCAGCGCCGTAAATACGTCAAGGTCTTGCAGGAGTACCTAGTCGGGATGAAGGGCTGATGACTGACTTCACCAAATTTGGATTCAGCATTGACGCCAATCAGATCGCTGACGCGGTGCAGAGCACGATAGAAGAATTCATCAAAGACTATCTGGCCGAGGCTGAGCGCCAGCGTGAACTTGCCCCTCAAACCATCCCGATCTTCAAGACCTACTCGCAGGTGAATGAGTTCCGCAACTGGGCGGACGACGAAACGCCTGTGTGCGTGATCGTGTCGCCTGGCATGAGCGGGAAGCCGCTCAGGAAGGGCAGGGGCGAGTACATGGGAAACTTCACTCTGGGGGTGGCCGCCATTGTGCAGGCCAACCAGAGGGAGAACACCAACAAGCTGAGTCGGGTCTATGGCGCCGTGCTAAGGCAGCTGCTCGTGCAGCAGGCTGGCATGGGCGGCCTTGTGACCGGCATTGACTGGGAGGACGAGAAATACAACGACGTCCCAGAGAGTGAAGACAGATCTCAGGCTTCGGCTCAGGTTCTGTTCACCGTCGAAGTTCCGGGGATCGTGGACGCCAGCAAGGGCATTTTGGCTCCGTCCGAAGAACCTTACGAACTCGACCCAGAAGAGCCCACGGCGACTGACGTCAACGTGGACATCGAAGAGAAAGCAGAGGTGGGGCCATGACGGCCACTACGTACCACAAGGTTCGGAGCAGCCACCCCGAGGACGACGCGCAAGGACGTGTGTTTGGTCCTGGGGAACTGGTCCCAAACCTGGACATCGACGATCCCTTCAACCAACGGAAGATAGATGAAGGCATCTTCTACGAGGTTGATGAGGTCGACGCGGTCGCAGCCATCGAGGAAGCGTCCGGTCCAGACATCACGGACGCCGCAGCAAAGATGGCGGCCGAGAACGACGTCGACTTGGACGTGGTCGAAGGCACCGGAAAGGACGGCCGCATCATCGATGTGGACGTTCAGAAGGTGATCGACGAGCGCGAGCAGGTCGCCGTAACCGACGAGAGTCAGGAAGGGGACAACTAGAGCATGCCAGCTCCAGGAAGCGAAGTAGTCGAACGGCAGTCCCCTCCCTCTCGGTCGCAGCCGATTCAGTCAGGGTCATGGTTCATTGCCGGTCTGGCAGACCGTGGCCCAACGGAATCGGTGACGTGCCGCAATTTGTCACAGTTCGTCGAACGCTTTGGCGAATTCGTGAGCTACGGCTCACTGTACAACGCTGCGGACGTCTTCTTCCGAGAGGGCGGGTCTGTCCTCAATGTCACCAGGGTGGTTGGCCCAGGAGCAGTCAAAGCCACGGTCACCATCAAAAACGGTGCAGCTGAAAACACGATGAAAGTTACGGCCAGGAATGCGGGCGAATGGGGCAACAACCTCAAAATCAAAATCATCGCCGGCACTGGAGAAGCGTACTTCTACCAGATCCTGGAAAAAGGAGTCATCAAAGAGGCCTCGCCGGAATTGGCCAGCAACGAAGTCGCTGTCGCTTGGGCGAAAGTGAATTCGAAGTTGGTCAC